GTGTTAGGTATAAAGAATGCAGATAAACTTGTACCCACTAAAGACGATGCTAAACCCGCAGATCCTGTAAGTGAAAATATGAATGCTCTGAACGGTACACCACTAAAAGCGTTTATCTACCAAGACCATGACGCACACATGGCAGCACACCAAGCGTTTATACAAGATCCAACCATAACTCAAACCATTGCACAGAATCCTCAAGCACAACAGATAAATGCTGCGCTTCAAGCACATATAGCAGAGCATCTTGGGTTTAAGTATCGTAAAGAAATGGAAGAGAAAATAGGTGCGCCACTACCTAATCCTAACGCAGAACTTGCAGAAGAATTAGAAGTTCCGTTATCAAGAATGTTGGCTAAAGCAGGAACACAACTTAACCAGAAACATCAACAAGAGATAGCTCAAGCGCAAGCACAGGCTAAAGCACAAGACCCTGTACTACAGTTACAACAAGCAGAGATACAAGTTAAACAAGCTGAAGTACAGCGCAAGACACAAAAAGATCAAGCAGATACTCAGATTAAACAAGCAGAATTACAGTTGAAAGCACAGAAGACTCAATCAGATGCGAATATGGATGCTGCTCAACTTGCACTAGATAAACAAGAGTTAGATTTAGAC